GCGAACGTGGGCCGGAGCTTTTTGTTCCGTTCCAGCAAGGCAATATCACGTCAAACGAAGACCTAGAAGCACAGATGCGTGACACCCGCTCTGCGGATATGGCATTTTCTAGCGGTAATAGTTTCCAGCGTGGTGGTAACTCAAGTGTCAGCAACAGTTTCCAACGTGGTGGTAACTCAAGTGTCAGCAATAGTTTCCAACAATTGCAAACAGTGAGCTTGCCATTCACTCGTAATGCTGAACAATCATCGATAGTTGCAGCTGAACGCGAAACAGCGCAAGCGATCAGTAATCCCGCACCACTCAATGTACGCTTTGAGTCACAGGTCATCAATGGAGTTGAATACGTTACGGCGGAACAGCATCGTCAGGGCATGGCGCAAGCTGCTGAACGCGGCAGATCACTGACACTCTCGGCGCTGCAGGGTAGTGTTAAAACAAGAAAAAAGGTAGGACTTAGCTAATGAGCGCATTTGCCTTCGTCAACTATGCACGGTTTATGCAGGACTCGTCCACACCAACCGTTTACGCCTATCAAAATTTTTCAGTCAATTTAACGAGGACGTACGGCGGAGTTACGTACAGCTTTCTTCCCTTTGCTGTTTCAACTGGTGCAGGCAGTAAAGGCGGCGACCGATCCGAAGCAGTACTAGGCGCTGCGACTAACGAAATCAGCGTGAACATTTTTGCCGAGGCCGTTCAAAGCCGCTGGTTATTGGACTTGAAAACTGTCAGCCTCGATGTGACGAACTTTAGTGATGTTGCACTGATTCGATCTGAGCTATGGCGTGTCGCTAGTTACGACATGGATACAGAGAAGGTGCTGTTGAAACTAACGTCACCGCTGGATGCTGTTGCGTCAGACGTTCCAAGGCGTGTTTTGAATACCGAAATTGTTGGGGCGTTACCAACATCTGGTTCGCTGGTAGTTAGCTGATGATCGATTGGAAGCCCTGGGTGGGCCTGCCTCACGTATTCGGGGAGCATCCGAAGCATGGTCGGGGCGCTGATTGTGTGGTCATGGTCTGGGCGATATTGGATTCAGTTGGTGTTTATCACCCGCCATTTGATTACCGGTGGATGGAATTAGCAACTGCTGGTAAATGGGAAGAATTGCAGGCGCTATGGAACGCAGCAACAGAGGTATTGCCAGAAATGGAAGAGTATGCAGTTTGCATGTTTAAAAATGGCGCAAACGGTCTTGGCGTCGGTATCGTAGTAGAGAACGGGGTTCTAGTTGTCCATCACAAGCGTGGCGTGTGTTGGTTACCACCACGAGCCATGCGAGAATCCCAGTATCGTCGATTTGTGAAATGAGCAATTTACTCCCGTCTGATAAATATCTTGCCTCAATGCTGGGGCTAACGGATGAGGAGTATTCCTGGTTTAAGTCTGAGGTACGAAAGCGCAGCGCAGAAGCTCCTGAACCTGCCGTAGTGGCGGGGACTTTTGATGTTGCTTTAGCGATTGCAATCGTTAATTTAGTGATTGGCGTCGGCACTGTTGTTGTTTCGACGCTGCTAAGACCGAAGCCTTCATTTGACCAGAATGAACCGGGCAGACCACCTGAACTAAGGGCAACAAGTAGCGGCGGCCAAACAACAACACAAAACCAACGCTTTGCACCAAGATACGGTTTCAATTCAACGCAAGAGATTTCAACTTTAGGATCAGTTATACCGCTTGTTTATACAAACAAAGAAACGATTGCATCTATTGCCTATGGTGGCGTTCGAGTCAATACGCAGCTGCTCTGGTCGCAAATTTATAGCCTTGGTGGATCGCAAATGCTTCGGGCGATCTTTCTGGTCGGTGAGGGACCAATAGCGGCTATTGAGCCTAGCAATTTTGCTTCTGGTGGTAACACTTTAACTAGCTACGACTTCGGCACAACAGCAAACTCCATAGGCAGCCGAATGACCATTTATGGGCGTTATGCCAGCGGCTTGACTACTCGCATTCAGTCATCTGATCGCATTTACGGTAGGCAAGCTAGTGAAGATCCTGGGAATGAAAGCTCAAGCAATGTTTATGCAATCAAGGTTGGTAGCAGTGTCACATCAGATTTTTCAGCAGCTGAAAAGCCAGCTAACCAGACAACGTTTGGACTTTATGGATTCTGTGGAAATGATTTTGCATACCGACCCAATCCAACCTTTGAGCCTATTGTCAGGCCGCAGCTAGTTCCCTATAAGAAAGACGGTGAGACGAAAGTCAAGTGCATAACAGACGAATCGAAGTGGGCAGTTAGGCGTAAACAACAAGTAGTTTACAGCTCAAGAAGTGGGATCACCTCACAGGGTATTGACACAATTGGCGGGCAAACAGTATACAACCTTTACTCAAGCAGCGATAAAAACACATCTTTTAGTAGGGCGATTCGGGATATTTTTACGATCAGCGATTGGGACATTGATGTTGAGCTAAGTGTTGACACAACAGGGACAACTTTAGAGGTGGAGAACACTAGTTCAGGTGGAAATGGAAAAATAAAGTTTAAATACGATGACACAAACAACACCAATTCTTCCAGCGGCACTGCTGCCCTCGCACAGCAACTGCTAAACAGATTCACGGCAACTATTAAAGAGATCAGCGAAGGGCCAGGCGTAACGCCAGGATCTGTAAACGATTGGGGTTATGTTGCTTATAGTGATAATCTAGATAATTCAGCGGCAAGAGAGGAAGACATTGCAGCAATTGCAGTGAAAGTGGAATTAAATACCAGCAGCATGAGTTTGCAAGAGTTGCAGCTGTTGAAAGCATCAAAATTTAAAGTTACGCTGACCAATGATTTAATTGCCGATGACCCTGAAGATGACATCACGGTCATTCAGACGCACCAAATGACAGTTACTTCAGACAGCTTCATAGAGCTTTCTACTGATAACGTTGACGAGAATTTTTCCATAAGCGAGAGCACTTTTACTTTTACTGCTGACGGAGCTACTTATACCGCGCTAAACGGCGTAAGCCTTCAAGGAGGGCTTCTTAATGAAGAAAAAGTTACAAGCGCAAGTCCGCTGAATGCAGTTTACCAGTGGAGCAGGGTGCCTGCTAACGATACTGCAAATTACTACACTTTAGTCTCTTACATTAACTTGAAAGATATTTTTGCTGAAACATGTGAAGACATTGCAGCATCAATCGCTGGAAGGCAGAAGAGTTGGGACAATTCAATTGTCATAGGTGAGCTATACAAAATCGGTAGCGGGCTGGCGGTTTGCACTGCCAGGACAGGCAACCCCTTCGCCTCTAATGCTGATACAGAGTTGCCCCAGAGTGTCAACGCAACCTTTAAAACTGTAAGGACAGGGGCTGTACAGACCAATAATCAAGCAGATATTGAACTTGATGGTGATGATTGGTACGACTCAAGTTCTAGGCCGAGCCGCAATACTGGAACAACTGACGGCCACATTATGCGATGTGCAATTGCTTCATTCTCTACATCTAGGCCATGCGGCGCAGTTGAGATCGGAATCCGCTCAAGACTTGGAATTAGGGTGAACAATATTGCGGCATTTAATACACTAAAAAACAACAAATTTTGCGACAATAAAGCTTGTTTAGACTACAAAGGCAACATTCTAGACGAAGGCGCATCTCTTTATACAACTGAGTATAGGTCTAACACTATTTCTACTCAAGTCGAAAGGTATTCATTCTTCAAAATCTACTACCGTCAAGCCGGAGCCAGCACCTTTACAGAGTTGCAATACAGTTATGGGGTTCGTGGCTCTACCTCAGAGAATATCTTTAATTATTTTCAGATCTCATTCAATGGCGACATAAAGATATGGGAGTTTCAACTTGAGCCGCTTTCAGGATGGGAGGTCCGTGAGGAGCGATCAGATAACCAGCTCTATGTTTTAGAGGCTGGATTGCCTGAGCAAGTGATTGGTGATTCTGGGCTCACAGTTCGATTCAATGGGACTGCTGTGGCGGGCACTGCTGATACGTTCGCAATTTCCGTGGGCAGAAGAGGCTCAGGGCTAGACACTGCTTCAGTACCGTTCCAGTATCCACAAAGCGATGCAAGCTATTCAAATAACGATTTATCATTAATTGACACTTGGGGCAAGCTTGCAGAGTCATTTATCTTTGACGAAGTAGTTTCATCAGCGTCAGCACCAGAACATGAGGTGACTTATGTAAACGAAATAGTTTCAAATGTTGACAACGACGGAAACACTTACGCACCTAACTACGACAACCTTGCCTTAATCGGAGTCAATATTAGCTCTTCAGTTGAGTGGCAACAATTCAGCCAATTTAGTTGCTATGTGACAGGCGGTAAAACCTGCCGTCAACTTCGTAGCAGCTTGGCCGTTGGAGCCACGCATTTACTCCCAGACATTGTGTTGGACTTAATGACCAACAGCACCTACGGGAGAGGCGATTTAATTACTGACGACATGGTGAACTTTACTGAGTTCACAGCTGCAGCCGACTGGTGCTATTCACGCAAATACTTCTTTGATGGCGTGATTGCTGATAAAATCAACATTCGTCAATGGTGCGCTGATGTTGCAGCAACGCACCTGTTGATATTTGGCGAGTCTGACGGCAAGTTCTTCCTGCGTCCAGCCCTGCAGTTCGATGCTGTTGCAATCACAGGTCTTTTTACTGCAGGTAATATCGTCGAGAATAGCTTCAAGCTTCAATATTTCGACCCTGAAGAGCGTGACCCTATTCAAGTGTCTGTGCGCTATCGCGAGGAGCGTGCCAGCACAAATCTGGATAACCCAGGGATGTTCCCGACTGTTCGCGAAGTGTTGGTGCGTGAATCATCCGCCAGCTCCAGTGTCGCGCTCGAAACCATCGATGTGTCTGACTACTGCACCAATCGCGACCATGCGATCGATGCTGCCAAGTTCGTGATCAGGATGCGTCGCATCCCAACGCACACCATCAGTTTCACCACAACGCATGAAGGCGTTTTGATGGCAATGGCACCGGGCGATTACATAAAAGTAGGGATGGACGCAACTGAGTACGACGAGTTCAATAACGGCGTCGTAACTCCTGAAGGCGCGCTAGTCAGTACAAAATCATTAGCTGATGGTTCCTATACCGTAATTGCTTGGAACGGTGACGCCGATACAACACCAGCAGACACCACGCTGGTTGTTAGCAACAGTGGCAAGACAGCAACACCTACAGGAGTTGTATTCACGGTTAAGTTGCCGAGCACGCAGGTTCGCACTTATCAGATTGAGCGCATAACGCCAACTGAAGAGGGCACGTTTACAATTGAAGCCGTACATATGCCAACCAACAGCTCAGACATTCTTGAGCTTGCCGATGGCTTCGATAACGCTGGCAACTGGAGCATCACCTAACAATGGCAACGACGTTCCCGGCAGTTCAACCAACAAGTCGGCGCTTTGTTGCTCCGACATGGCCGACCAAAACACAGGTATCGCAGTCAGGTGTGATCACCCGCAGGTTGTGGGGCAGCAGGCCAAGCCAAGCAAAACTCAGCCTGACATTTGGCAACGTCAACGACACCAACACAGCAGCAATCCTCAGCGCGTACAACAGCGCGAAAGGTTCAGTTGACAGCCTGACGCTGCCGTCGCAGATATTTGCTGGTGCAGACGCTACGTTACAGAGCTGGCTGAATGCATCGGCTACAGGGGCGGGCCTGCTGTGGTCTTTTAGCGAAGGCACGTCGCCACGAGTTGAAAGCGTCGCTCCAGGCCGTTCCAATGTCACTGTTGAACTGACAGCAGAGCTTAGAATGAGCTAACTCTCAGCACGATTATGGCAGTACGGACAGGCGCAACTGCGCAATTAGGCTTCAGTGCCAGTGGCACCGGCACATACACAACCATCGCAAAAGTACGTGACATCACGTTAAACATCAACCGCGATGCGTTGGAAACAACTGGCATCGGCGAGAATGACCGCACCTACGCCTACGGCATCCGTGGAACAAGCGGCAGCGGCACGCTCTTGTACGATCCCGTTGATAGTGGCACTGCCGCCATCATCAACCAAGTCCTAGACGAGACTGAAGCTCTTTCGACGATACAGTTAAAGCTCGACACCGGCAGCACCGCTGGCACGATCTCGGGCTCTGTCCTGATCACCGCAACCGGCGCATCCGTAAGCGTGGGTGATCTGATCACCGTTCCGATCAGTTTCACAATGTCTGGCAAGCCTACTGGCAGCTTCTGATGGCAATTATTGGCAACGGTGGCATTCTTGAATTAAGCCGTGAATGGCCGGAGCCTAGGGCTTTAGCTCCTAATGCGCTGAATATTTCTACTGCAACGCTATCCATCGACGATCCC